AACAAGAAACTAATTGAGATCGGGATATTGAACGCCAGACTGAAAGAACGCAAAGAACTGGCTATATCTGTCCAGATTCAAATCAAACTGGCAACGGTGAAGTACTTTGACGAGATTGAAAATCCGTTTAGCTATCAGCACGATTACAACAAGACCAAGATTGAACATTGGGCTAAGTATGCCGATGTACCCACTTTTTTTTTGACATTGCCGGAAAATCAATATCTGACTACTGGAGACGAATTACAGAGGAGTTTGAACACCTATTTAACGGGGGAAACTCTGATGAATTTAAAGATGTTAGAGCATCATATTACATTACTTGCCTCCGAGACTTCAAACGAAGATTCAGTGAAAATCTTAGCTTTGCAAAAGGAATGGGAACAGACCTTTCTCAATTGGTCGAACAACCCCTCTACACTTACTACCTGATGTACTCGCATTGGGTAGCAACACTTAAAGCTGACAAGTCCAATGCGAAACTATGAGTACCTTAAGTACCAATCAGATTGTCGTTGAATACATCATCAGAGGTGATGAAGTCAATAAAGCCAGAACAGCATTTGATAAATTAACCGAAGCTGAAAAACAAGCTATTATAGCTGCTTTAAAATTAAATGATAGTTTAAGAACTACCGGAAGAGAAGGCAGAAGAGCAGCCGATGATGTTTCAAAAAGCTTGACTTCTTTGAGTGGAATTGCCGGAAAACTTACTGGTTTATTGGCAGGGGCGTTTGCCATTTCGTCAATTAAATCATTTTCGGAACAAGTATTAAAAACTACAATTGAATTTGATACTTTAAGAAAGGCAATCAATTTTACTTCTGGATCAATGGAAGTAGGGTCTGCGAATTTTAATTTCTTAAAAGAAAACGCAAATCAATTAGGAATATCTCTTGAAGCTGCATCACAAGGATTTAAAACAATTTCAGGGGCAGCAAGTCAGGCAGGATATTCAAATAAACAAGTACAAGAAATTTTCCTAAATACTTCAAAAGCAATATCTGCATTTGGTTTGAGTGCAGAACAATCAAATGGTGTTTTTCAAGCCCTTTCACAAATAATTTCAAAAGGAGTTGTGTCGATGGAAGAATTGCGGCAACAACTTGGGGAAAGACTACCTGGTGTTTTTGCTATTGCCGCCAAAGCAATGGGATTGACAACTCAAGAACTAACTAAATTAGTTGGTCAGGGTAAAATAACACAAGAAGAGTTCATTATTCCATTTACAAACGCAATGGGAATAATGGCTGAAAAAGCTTCTGGAATTGATTCGGCAGGCAAAGCAGTAACACGATTTAAAAATGCGTATGATCAATTATTAATATCATTAGGTAGGTCTGCCGATGAAGAAGTAGGCGTGATTGGGTTCGTAACAAAAAGAGCAACAAATCTTTTTAATTATTGGTCTAAAGCTTTTGAAACTGATTTACAAAAAGTTGAAAACGCAGCAGGAGAAGGATATCAAAGAACTATTGATTCGGTAATTAAAGATTTACCTGCGGCTGAAAAAGAAGCCGTACGATTGAAAATTATAGAAATGCAAAAAGAATCACAGGCGAGAAAAAAAGAAATACAAAAACAACTTGACGCAGAAAAGAAAAGATATGAACAATTAGGATTTTTTGAAAAATTAGCAGAAGGCGGTATTGCTGAATATTATGAAAAACAAATAAAAGCACAAGACTTATTAATATCTAAATATAACGGTCAATTAAAAGCACTAAAAGAACTATCTGAAATAAAACCGCCTCCACCCCCACCTACAACATTAAATGAAGAAGATATAAAAGCCCTAAAAGAAAAATTTAAACTGGAAGAAAAACGTCTTGAACTTCTTACTCAAATCCGTAAAATTGAAATGGATTCACGAGCAGGAAACCTTGCGGCTGACAAGGCTCTTTACGATGCCAAACTTGAATTGAGAAGACAATACACCGCCAAAGGATTGACGTTTGCCAAAGAAGAAACAGACCTTTTAAAAGCCCAAAGTAAAAAGACCGGAGAGGACTTGATTCAGCAAGACCTTAAAGACCGGATGGAAGGCAAAAACATTTTAGACCAATATCACAAAGATTCTGAAAAGTCTTACGATGAATACCTTGCAAACCTTCAGAAAAAGAAACTGCAAACCGTTGACATTGATAAATCAGCAAACAAAGAATTCATTAAAGATGAAAAAGAAAAATGGCAAGAAATTATAAATATAACTGAGGCATACTCACAATTGGCAAATAACATTGTTCAAGGGTTTGCCACCCTACGCCAACAACAAGCTCAAAACGAACTGACGGCATTGAATAATAAATACAATGCTGAACTTCGTCTGGCCGGAGATAATGAGCAGAAGGTTAATGAATTGAACGAGAAAAAAGCACAGAAAGAAAGGGAGATCAGAACCAGAGCATTTGAAGCCCAAAGAATGGCCGCAGTTGCAGAGGTTGTTTTTAGAGTCGGTCCAATCATTGCCCAACAAATAGCCGGAGTTATTACCGCACCATTAGCCATTGCATCATACGCAGCAGCAGCAGCCCAGATTGGGTTCATATTAGCCCAACCAACACCCGAGTTCAAGGAAGGAACGAAGGGTAAGCCTTTCAAAGGTGGAAAGGCCATTGTCGGTGAAATCGGTAAAGAGTGGGTTGTAACCACATCCGGTCAGGTGTACGAAACACCAGCAGTAGCTACCTTGGTCGATTTGCCAAAAGGCTCTCAGGTAATCCCACACAACGAGGTGATCAGGGCTGAACGATACATGGGTTCAAAGCTGATGAGAGAAGGCCGTGGTGACGGTGCAACGGGTCACATAGTGAATGAATTGATTTCGATCAAGGACACATTGTCGAAACTCCCAATCACATCCCTGACGATGGACGAACGAGGGTTCACAAAGAAGATTCAAACCAAGTCCAGAGAGACGAGGATATTGAATAATAGATTTGGCAATTAAAATAAAAGAGTACCTTTGTCGGGCCTTCCAACAAGGTTAAGCCATAATTTTTTTGTTTGTTCAAAAGACCCAGTCCAAAAGATTGGGTTTTTTGTTGCAATTAATTTTGGAAGTCTATTTCTATTTATTAGTTTTGTTGCAAATTAAAACAAACGAAAAAATGGCAAAGAAAACAGAGATCAAAAACATGGTTCAACTTCGTGATTCACTTTTGGAAACTTTTAACCAATTAAAAAATGGGGAAATTGGGACGAAAGAAGCCAAGGAGACCAGTAACATTTCAGGAAAGATTGTTTCAACCGTAAAGGCTCAAATGGAGTATTATGTGATGACCAAGGCTGATGGTAAAATAGCATTTATGGAATGTTAGCAGATGCAGTTTCATTAATTTACGAACGTCTTTATTATCTTAATAAGGGCGTTCGTATTAAGGAAAAACCTTCAATATTTATAAACATTGAAGTAGATAGAGGAAGGTATGGCTATGATTTTTCTGATGTCTATTTGGAAATGTATAAAATTCCGTTTCCAGATATGAAAATGAAACCTAAAATTACAATTCGATTTGGGTTTAAAAGGAGTGAATCAAAAAATCATCTTTTATCAACGGGCAAGGACTCCGTCTCGATTCTTTTGGAATTAAAATCATTTCTAAAAATTGCAAATAAAGTTTGCGATAAAGTGGTTTTAAGTCACTCAAGCCTTCTGGATAACGAGGTGAAAAAAGTTTACAAAAGGCATTATTTGGAGGCTTATAGAAAAGGTTTTAATAATGCTGAAAGATTTGCAATAGATAGAATCCAAGAAGAGTTTCTTGAATTGACCGAAGAAATGTACGCTAAATTTGCAGATTTGTATATTAAGTCAAAAGACCCTGATTTTAGGAGAAGAATGAAAAACATGGATACTGAAGGCAAATCATATTTTGAATTTTTACCAACAACAAAAGAAGATGCAGAAGATTGGAAATGCATAACGGATATTCTTTCTCTTCATCAAAAAATTAAATCATTCGTTCAGGAAAAATCAACTTAAGGGGCTTCGGCCCTTTTTTTATTTATCTTTGCTTCATGGCAGGATGGAAGTTTTTTCTTAATGGAACTCAGGTAGAAGAGCCAATTGGGTTCGATTCAATTGAATTCACGGCAAAACGCCTTCCATCGCACGGCATTGACTCCCCATTCTCGACTGAACTAACCTTCACCGGGAAAGCAGCAAAGCTGATCAAGGCCGAATATGAGGCCCATTACATCAATGCTGAAATTGCCATCCTGATTCAGTCCAACGTAAAGGTAAACGGTTCAGATTATGCCTTTGTGGGCTTTCTGAATATGTCCATTTATACGGAAAAGAACGTATGTGATACGAACGGTTGGGAGATAACAGTCGGGATCATTGAAGACAATTTCAGAGAGCGTTTCTTGTCTCGTCAGGGGGTTGAGATTGATCTTTTGGCCGCAAAGGACTTGGATGAGAATGTAATAACTCCGGTTGTACTGGATACGATTGTGACCCATACGCAAGAGTTATTTCTGATTGGTAAGGCGAGGAATTATTCGAATCAGGTTGATCTTTTAGAATACACAACTTTTGCCGGATGGAACCTTGATGACTTTGCAGCATTGCTTCCAGCATATTATAGAAATTCAGATTTCAAAGGTTCTTTTGGAAACACATTTGATCCAATATCAACAAGCTATACAACAACAAGCCCGACCTTTGTAAATAACTCTGACTTTATCCGAACACTAAAATTTAATGTTTCCGCAAACGGAATATTTGGATGGACTGCATTTGGACAACCGGGAGATTCGGCAAACATTACTTTTTCGATTCAGGTTCGAAATTCAACGGTTGAAACGCAAAGGTTTTACTTATATGATTCGCCTTTAAATAATTATAATGATTCCAATGATACGGTTTGGAATTTTTCCGTTGAACAAGAAATAACATTAGACCCCGATGATCGGGTATTTATATTTATGCAATGGGGTTTCAATGGTAACATTGTTCCTGGAACTACTCCTTCTCCTGATTTAACAAAGCAACTGGCCTATTTATGCGAAAGCTGTTGCGTTATATTAACCGAAACAAACGCTGCTGCTAACGCATCTGAGACCAATGGTCTGAAGGTTTACAAAGCATTACAACGAGCAGTTTATTTATTGACGGGTGATCCTGATGGTCTGGTTTCTGATACCTTCAGCGATCCAGACGGGTGCTTCTGGAATAACTTCATCACAACGGGCCTCTACATTCGAAACGCCACAACAATTGAACAAGTAATCAATGGTTGTATTGATGAGGATGCAAACAACATCTATGCAATCAAAACATCCTTTGAAAAACTCTACGAAGGACTTGACCGGATTTTCTGCCTTGGTTGGCAATTCGAACAAGACACCTACGGAGCGTGGAAGCTGAGAGTTGAAAAGGCTGACTACTTTTACAATAACACCGTAGTCGTTCAATCCTTCTTCAAAGTTGGTCAAATCGTCCAGAATGCAATGTCAGACAAGTTGGTGAACAACGTCAAACTTGGGTACTCTGACAAGTTCAAGAACATTGCCGTTTCTGCCTTGACTGAAATCAACGCTGACCGGAATTACTTCATCGCTAACAAGGCAAGGGCCGATAATTCATCTGTTAGTCTTGACATCCGTTCTGACATCATTGCATCCGGTTATGCGATTGAATTTTACAGACGTTTGCAGTTTCTTCGTGAAGATTCAGGATCATCTGATAGGCCGAATGATTACGACCTATTCATCATCTGGACGAATCGTTATGAAGTGACGGTTGATCTGGATACTGAACCGGGATTGGGTTACAGATTGGAAGGTGAAACGGGAAGTAAGACCTTCGCACCTGGTACGGTCAGTTACGGCTCAAACTTCATCGCTGAATCCAACGGGCCGATTGATCGGGTTTATAATGTCTATCATTCTCCTGCTCGCATTGCTTGTCGGTGGTGGAAGTTCTTGGGAATGCACACCTATGGCCTTCCAACGGTCAATGCTATATTGGCCTATCAGGTCGGTCAGTATTTCACAGATTATTCAAGCCGGATTGATTCGACATCTGAACCAGACAATTGCATGGAGGTCGCAAACGGCCCCTCTGATGTGCTGAGTGAATCAACCAACATTGGGCCGGACATCTTAACCAATGCCGCACAAGACTACCTGATGAAGCCGATATCGGTTGAATTTGATGTTCCGCAATCCCTCTGTTCATTCATCGATATGTCTTACAATGGCAACGGATTGGTCAGGGTTACATCTGGCAGTCTGGACATTTACGGATTCATTCAGGAATCGGCAAACAAACCACAAGACCCTAATTCGGGGTTGTCAACTATAAAGTTAATTATGTCCAAAACTGGACTTGTTAACGGGGATTATAAAGCTTTGGATTATGATTCAGACGATTATTTCACGGGTTAATAAATTACGAAAATGGCAATAAAAACAAGGGCTGAACTCGATACGGTCAACACGGCCACATTTGGGGCCGGAAAGAATACTTTAGGCGATTCCGAAAAGGCGTTCAACGCTGATTGGATCGAATCAACCGCAACACTCTCTGACGATAATGACTTCACGGGGGTCAATGTACACACTAAAGAGGTCCGATGGCATAAGGGCGATAGTCTGGCATCTGCAAGCAGTCTAAATTTAGGAGTTACTGGTAATTTTCACCATGTAACCGGAAACGTAACGATAAATTCAATTTCGAACAAGCAACACGGAACACGGATGTTGTTGTATTTCGTTTCTGACCCATTATTGGCTCACTCAGCATCATTGGTTCTACCGAACGCAACCAGTATCCAGGTTCTTCCCGGAACGCTTTATGAGTTCATTTCAGAAGGTTCTGGCAATTGGCGAATGTTGAACAACGATTCACTAAATGGGGTAGTAATTACATCCCCTGCCGATGATCAGGTTTTGCAATATGTTTCATCGACTAAAACATGGGTAAATGTCGGACTTGGAACGGCTTTGGCTAATTCAATCGGGAGTTCAGGTGTATCCGGTCAGATACCACAGACGGACGGAGCCGGAAACCTATCTTGGACAACCAACGGTGGACCTACTTTGGCTCAATTTATCCGAAATGCTACCGAAACGCAAGCGACTGGAACGGTTGAAACCATAAATAAGACATTATTGATTCCGGCAAATACCTTTACCGGAACAAACGGTTTTAAAATTCTTGTGAGAATTAGAAAGGACAATCAAGGGTTTAACATTGTAACTACCAGAATTTACATTAGTTCAAACCCTGCATCATTTACTGGCGGTTCAGCTTTTATATTGGGGAATTATCAATTTCCGGCAGTTGCAAGTAATACTGGGGCATTGATGGAAAGGAGTGTATTGGTTGTAAATGCAACAACATTAACCTCTTACGTTTTCAACTCTGCATCATTGCCATCTGACATTAACACTACAAATGGAATCATTACTTCAAGTGCAATTGATTGGACAGTTAATCAATATGTTATTGTTACAACAGTTTGCAGCAATGCTGCTTATTCTGCATTCATCCGCTCAATTGAAATAACACCACAATAAAATGTTAGAACTAATTTACATAAATGAACTCTTAACATTGAATGGAGTTCAGTATAGTGTTTCAAATTTAGAGGCCACTTCAGATTTGAATGTTTTATTATGCATTTACAATGATGTCCACTTGTCATTCGTTGTTTTTGCGGCTAACGAAACGATGATTAACGGAGTCGTTCAAACATCTGCTCAAATGATTATTGACACACTTACAACCGTTTAATAACATGGCACAAAAAACAAGAGAAGAACTGAATGCGGCTAATGCAGCCCTATTCGTGAATAATTCAACTGGTGACATCACGCCAGAATTGGAGAAGGCGTATAATGAGGATGTGAATGACTCCTTTGCGATGCGTTATGAGTTCGATGTCACCATTACAGATACGGCAGCGATTCAAGGAATGAATACCGCACCTATCATATTGGTAGAGGATGACGGGGTTAGTTATCTGCAATTAATTGCGGCTACTATTATAATGAATGATGACGGAGCGACTCAATATGACTTTACGGGTTATATGTCAATTATTGGCACAGGAGACAGTAATGTTAAAGCATTTAGTGCAGCTATGGATGTTAGTATTGGATCAGGCACAACATCCATATTAACCTTTCCGGTTAATTTGCCCGCTACGCATAACTTATTTTTGACGGCTAAAACATCTCAAAACGATGGCGGTTTTGCTCTCTCAGCGTTCTCGGACGCAACAGAAGGCGATTACACCCTTAGAGTTTATGGAACGTACGCTAAATTCCCGATCGCATAATGGGCAAGGCTAATCCATTCTACCGATTCAGTCCGGCATCGTCCAATGGCGGATTCATGCCGGAATCAAACTTGCAATCAAGCCAACTCAACATTGTTTATGGCGAGTTTACGGATGATATTTTCGTAGGTGATCCGATTGGGCTATTGATTAGTTTCCTGCAAACCACAATTGACGCTTATAACAACCCTTTGGATGGGGCGAATTTGAGGTTAGTCTATCCGTCACCGTGGCCCGTCCTTTCTGGAATCCAGACATTGACCTTTTACATCCAGAACGATCAGTTGTTTGCCGTTGATTCAACTCAAGTGATCAGCATCACAGTTGATCTAAATGATAACATCGTAACCTCTACTACGTTTGTTTTCCTTGGTACAATCACCAACACGGCAACGTATGCCAATGCCTTGATTCCGGTTGAACTTGAAATCAGAAGAGCCTTGGAGGTGTATTACCAGAACGGTGCAGCTATATTCCCTCTGGCCTATTCATTCGATGCAACAACGGGCATTGCTACTTCGTTTTTGGCTGAAGCATCGGACTGGCAATTGGACCTTACAACGGGCGTTGTTGATCGCTATCCTGCAATTGCTAATCCATTCGGCCCGGTCACTTATTACCCGTTTGCGGTCCTATCGGCACAAGAAGCCTATATCCTGACACTATTCGACCGGGTCATTAATTACACCGTCCTGAATCCGTCTGCAACTGCCTCTGATGTGGAGACTTATTTCAGTTCAATATTGGGAGGTCTGACCGCATCAACTGCAACCGAGACATCCGGCATTCTGGAAAGGGTATCAATTCAATTCTCTGAATCGAGAGATTTCTTGCTGATTGGGCGTTTTGATGTAACCTGGTCATTTCAAAGGTTCTTCAATCCGACTGCGGCAACCAATGACTTCTTTGCCAATTACAACATCTCAGAGGATTTGCCCTATGCCCCTCTGAGTGGTCAGCTATTTCCAGACGGTTGGTATTCACTTGAACAAATCCAGTTTGACAACGGTTGTGAACCGGACAACTCTGATACCTTCCAAATGCCAATCAAGACGGGTGACATCTATCAGTTCAATGTGATTCCAAGTCAGGCCAATCTATTCGGGCTGACATCGGCAAAGGTTGGGTTGTTTGATTCGAATTTGAACTTTGTGCAGGAAATCGGAACGGTTGGCTTTCCACCATGCGGCTTAATAGATACGGTTTCGGTAACATTTGATGTTGGCGGTATGATATCTGATATTTTTATAAATTCGGCTGATATTTATATAACTTTTGTAACGTGTGATTCCACTATTGAAATCGTTGTTCCTTTTGCCGTTATGGATTTTAGTGGTACTTCTGCAGATTTCTGGGCATCAGTATTAGATTATGTTGCATTACAAGGTGACTATTCGGGTTCATACAATCAGGTCTTTTTGACCGTAACGCTAAACTTTATTGTTGACTATTCTTTAAATATTTTATCGGTTAATTTATCTGCGTTAACAACTTATGGCGGAATTGGCGAAAGAAATAGCCGTTGTATTGCTACCCAATTCCAAGCAACCGTTACAATCCCCTACGCCCCTGACGGATGCTATTGTTTCGGCCTTTACAACTACGATATAGTTCAATTTTATGACACGATTGCTGAAATCTATTCGTTCTCCAACGCTCTGATTCTTGACAATTCGGAATGCTTTTCGACCATTTGGCAGTTTGGAACATCTGAAGATTCGGTGGTGGAAGGGTTTGAATATTACGATGGATGGATTCAGCAGGTACGGCTACCGATCAACGGAGGCGGTGAGAAGCCAAAGATTGAAGAGTCAATTTATCGCAACTCAGACGGAACGTATCAACGCCCTTCTAATTATTCAGACAATACATTAGATTTGCATTCAGATTATGTTGACATTGAAACACGGAATGCGTTGTTTGCTGCCACCAGACACCCCATACTGATTTTCAATAATCAAAACATCTTCGTTTCGGGTGATCTTGACGTTGCCACCGTTCAGGACTATTCGAAGCAAACCTCCTTTAGAAAGCTTGCTCAAGTCAAGTTTTCAGCACTTATTCAGGGATTCCAACCTGAAAACAACGTCTGTATAGGATGTTGAAACCGCTAAAATTCAAATGAACATTACTTTAAATTGTCCTCCGGTTACTTGTTACAAGAACTACCGTTGTGACGTTGATTATAAAGGTCGGATCATTGGGGCCGCATTGGTTAAGAAGACCGTGTCGAGCCTGATTGACAAGACAGATGCAACATCATTACTTGACTCGCTATTATATCAGGCTCTTCAAGGTGATGCAATTCTATTTCTGAACATCGCAGGGGAGAAACCAAAACCAGAAACGGCTGAACTGCCGGGTGTGGGAATGCGTATCAATCGACCAGGTGCGAAGACTCACACATTGACCTTTGTCGATGCTCAAGTGATTGCCAATGTTGATTCTTACAACAGAATCCTTCGATCGTCTCAGAACTATGATCTGTACTACTTCACACCGGAGTTGTATTGGGATGCCTCTGGAACGCAAGTGACTGTCATCGGTGATCCAATCATCCAGAATGACCTGACTCAATTCATCAACGGTGAAACGATGGTGAAATGGGTAGCCGATACCAATCCGATTCCGTCAAACTTCGATACTGACACCCTTCTTGAAGGTGTGTTCTATGAGATTTCAGGAAATGAAACTATTGCCGGAGAAGTTGGTACGTTTCAAACTGAAACTTATACGGCTACTTTGAACTATGATTTTGGTTCACAAACTCTGCCGAATCAGATTTGGTCTGTTGAAGGTACTGCTGCGGTTCTTGCCTCTCTTAATGGGTCAATGAATCCAACAACTGGTGCATATTCATTTTCACCGACAGAAGCAGGGACATTTGACATTACCGTCAAGGTAACTAACTCTGCCGGATGTATATTTGGAACATTGGATGTAGTAGTAACTGTAACCGTAGCTCCTTAATAACGTGAACGAAGTATTTCTTGGGGTAATTGCTCAAATGCTCATGGACGAGAAAATCCGTGAGGGTAAGTCTGAATACGTGGAGGAAATCCGTGAAATTGCGGAAGAACTTGAACCACATTTTGACGAGGACTACCCTAAGAAATTGCTTCGGGTTCAGCATCCCGGTGAGCAGCCTTGGATGCGGTTGTATCGCAAGGAACGATGGCAACCAAAGACCAGAACGGCAACCGGAAGAGTCTTTACAACACTTCAGAAAATCCAACAAGCTGATGACTTCAAAGTCCAGTTCAAAGAGGATTTCAAAGAAACGGGAATCGCTGAGACCAACCCAAAAGGGTCGTTGAAAAACTATCTGATGTACGACTTGCCTCTGTACGGGTCAATCGAGACATTCGTTTTTTCAATTGGTTTATGTAAGTACCTGGAGAACCCAAATGCCGCAATATTCATCGGGCCTGATATTGAATCATGGATCAAAGAGCCATTGAACCAAGGGGCTTTAATCAACTTTGAAGAACCATTCCCTCAGATATTTGAAGAAGAGGACATACTTTTCAAAGATGAATACACTCTGATTGTCAAATTGGATCAGTACAAGGCCAAGGACATAAACGGGAACTACATGAAGTGGGATCAGTTCCTGACCATTACTGAAATGGGCTTGGTTCTAACCCGTCAGATCAAGCCCTACGCAAAGGATGTTGACCCATTTGACCAATACTTCATCGACCATGATTTCAAAGCGTTTCCAGTTGTAACGGTTGGCTCTGTGATATACGAGGTTGAAGATGGTCAATTGGTTTACAATTCAGTCCTCACGCCTTGCCTTCCTGCGTGGAATGATGCTCTATTCATGAATGATGACTTTCTTGTCAACAAGGCTCTCCATTCAAACCCAATCTTCTGGCGATACAAGAACTCACCGTGTAAGACCTGCAATGGCACGGGAATGCGGATCAATAAGAGTGATAACACTCAATCCACTTGCAACACGTGCAACGGTAACGGTCTGGCCTCTGAGGGTAGTCCGTTTGCATCTATTGAAATCAATTTACAGAAGAAGAACGCAACGAATCCAGATGTTCAGACTCCAACGGGTGCGCCTGCCGGATATATCCAGTTGGACATTGAAGCGTTGAAGTTCCAAAAGCAAGAGATTGATGATGACATTTACAGAGGCTTTCAGGCCATCGGTCTGGAGTTGCTTGCCAATGTTCCTGCGGCCCAATCTGGGATCGCTAAACAATACGACCGAAAGGAAATCAATACGTTCTTTTTTCAGGTAGCGATTCATTTTGGTTACCTGATTGAAAAAATGTCTGAATTGATATTCCTGCAACGCTATGCCTCTGAGATTGACAACGGATTGATCAACAAAGACCAGATAAAGGCAAACATTCCGACCGTTGTAATCCCGACCGACTATGACATCATTACCACCGAGGTGCTATCAGCTAACCTATCTGAGTCAATCAAATCAGGCTTTGACCCGATTATCACAAACGGATTGACAAGGCAATACACCGAGAAAGTATTTGGTGAAAATAGCTATCAATTGAAGTTGCTAAAAGCCAAGACAATCATTGACCCTCTGCCCTACATGACGAGTGAGGAGAAGTTAGTCCTGAAAGATTCAATGGGTTGTAGTGAGTTGGATTACGTAACATCAGCCTACCTTCCGGCCTTTGTGAATCAGTTGTTAGAGGCTGATATGATGTGGTTGGACAAGGATCGTAAGATTCAACGTGAAGATGTGCGTAAACTCGCACAAGACAAACTTGCTGAAATCAAGGCAAGCATCATTCCGATTATGCCAATTGGTGGGTAATGATTTCAGACAAACAACTTGAGATAATCCGCAGGATTCAGACTCTTCAGGCTGAACTGGAGAACGGCATGAATTCCCGATTACCGGAAATCTTCAAAGGTTTGTCCGACCAGGTTATTGAACTAACCAACGATCTGCCACTTGACCCAAAGAAACGGGCCGCAAATATCAGGGCCATCATCGGCCTGAAAACACAATTGACCAATGTCATTGTCACCAATCCTGAATATGTCAGAGAGGTTGGTCGGGTTCTGGATGGATTCAAGGATTTGAAGAAGCTGTCTGACCTTTACTTTTCGGAACTGATTGACGGGTTTAATGCGAAAGAGGTGTTGTATCAGGAAATCCTCAAAGCCAATGTTGAAATCACAAAGGATATGCTTTTGGGGTCTGGCATCAGGAATAACTTTGCGAATGCCATACAAGAGACCTTGTTAGCCAATGCAAGCGGAACGACCAATAAAACCCTATTGCAAAAAACAATGAGGCAGTTTATTGAAGGAACTGAAACAGAGAAGGCGTATCTGAATAGATATGTTTCACAAACGACCAACGACAGTATCATGGCCTTTTCACGGCAATACAACCAGACAATTGCAGAGGACTTAAATTTGCAGTACGGGTATTATAGTGGTACGCTCATCGGGGATTCACGTTCTTTTTGCAAGGCCCGTGCAGGTCGTTACTTCAAGAAATCGGAAGTGGAAAACTGGGCCAATCTTGGAAATTGGGATGGACGTTCGAAAGGCACTACAAAATCCACAATCTTCTCATTATTAGGGGGTTACAACTGCCGCCACGACTATTTTCCGATTACTAAAACTCAATATCGGGTAGCTGAACAAAGAGGGCTAACCGGATTGAAGTAATTCACCTATTTTTACAAAAAAATTAAGCCATGAACATTTGCCTTCAAGACTTCATCGGATTACGGGGTTGCTCGACTGTTGAACCAGAATCAGGGGTGTACATCAATCAGTATCCGGGAATGAGTACGGAACTACTTGACAAGGTTGCATCGTCTGATCAAGTGACCTTTGCCCAAGTCTGGAATGATGTTCAACAGACGGCTTATCTGCAACTGAAGACGGGTGTTCAAAAGGCATTGAAGGACTTTGCGTCTGCCCGATTGGATCAGGTTCTATTCC